CTACGGTATATTCATTTCTGTGCCTTTAGTAATCACTGAAAGTTTTAATCTTGATACGAACCTGCTTTGCTCGCCGTGTTTGGTGTACGACCCGCTGACAGGCAATAGCTGCCACGCAAAAGCCATTTGGGACACCGGGGCAACGCTTTCGTGCATTTCGCCAACTATAGCTAAAACGTTGAACTTGTCCGCCGTAGGAACAACGACAAACCATACGGCAAACGGATCGACAGCATCAAACAAGCATATTGTAGATATTGCGATTGGAAACATTCGGTTTCAAAAAATCGCAGTGACTTCTCCACCTCTTCCAGATGATTTCGTTCTAATCGGGATGGACCTGATTGGGCTTGGCAAATTCACCGTTCAAAATATGAATGAGAACGGAGAAGTAAAAAAGGTTCTTACACTCGAATTGCCTTAAATTTTGTAATATGCGAGCCTGTTCATGCAGTCTCTCGAAAATGCAGAGAGGCTGGTCTGTGGATGAAAATGCGAAATGTCGCCCGGCGGGCGACCACGGCTAGGAGGAAAAATGGTATTTTATGGAAAACGGAGGTTGAAAATGAAAACCAGAAAAATTTTGACAAAAGATCAACTAATTCTTCACAAAAACACAAAGCTATATAAAGAATTTAAAAAGAAATTTCCAGGAGCTGACAATTTTTTTAATTACGAAACAGATAGAGATTTTGACGAAGAAGACATAAAAAGCTGGCATGACCGGATTGAAGCATTATGCGAACATTATAAAATCAAGCTCGAAAAAGAATATTTTTTACCTTACAACAAGGATTTTTTCGGATTGATTCATAATCGTTACGATTCTTTTTCCGATTATACAGATCCTAGAGATGTATTGAAAAAAGTCGTTTCTGGGTTTAATATATTACAGGATTGCCTGGCCGATATGGTTGAGGAGCCTGCTTGACAATTTCCAACTCAATACTCCAGCCGCGGTCCGTTCTTTTAGAAAGATCAAACGTTATCTTATTGATTCTAAATTCTGTTCCTCGCTGTAAAATTCCTTCAAATTCTTTGGCTTTACCAAGAGAAATAGTGTCTTCTTTTCCATCCCATTTTGTCGGCGAAGTGTCCCGAACGCCAAAGTGAGAGAACGGTTCCGCATAAAGGCATTTTGTCCCCTTTTGTGCAAAAATTTGAAAATCCAAAGTCTCCTTAAATCCAGTATTACTTGCAAACGACGTGGACATGAACGCTTTTTGCGTTCCGGTCTTTCCCTTTAACTTCTTCGTCAGTTCCTTGGCGATATCGTCTTTAGAACGTTTGCCGTTGTCAAGCATTTTTATTTCCGCTTCAAGGTCAATCCCGAAGACTCCCGAAAATGTGCCCCATTCTTGTCCACTCCTCAACCATGTATCTTTCGGCAGACTCGTGTTATCGATTAGTCTCGTAAGGTTCGGGTTATGCTTCGTGACGGCTTCCTTCACGGATTTTGGCCCGGAATACTTAGCCCCATACAGCGGTTCGTTATTGACCTTTGATCCCATCGTGTAGTAGTATGCAGCCTGCTTCTGTTCTAGAGTCGCGCTCTGCCATGCAGTCTTTGCGCAGCTGTCGATGATTTCGGCGTCCTTCGCTATCCATTTCGAACTATCGATAAACTGGACGCTCCTCTGTTTGGCCGTGCTTGGCTTGAACGAGATTTCAGGATAGACGTCGCTCGGGGATGGTTCATTCGGCTTCACCTTCGCGGCCCGTTTTTCAGCCTTCTCGATGTCCTTCCGCAATGCATCGAGTTCGGACTGCGTGGTGGGCGTCCCCGCCTTCTTGAGCTTGTTCACGTAGCCCGTGAGCGTCTTGTCCTTGGCAGCCTTCGCCGCGGCATCAAGAGACTTGATTTTATCCGCGACTTCCGCCAATGCCTTCTGGAACTTGGCTGCGACCAGCGCCTTCTCGTACGCCTTCTTCGCCGCCTCCCACGTGGAATACTTCTTGCTATTCTCCACCCAGCCTATTTCAAATTCGAGCTTCTTTATACGAGTGTCGATGTCCAGGTTGGCGAAGGATTCGAGCTTCTTCCTGACGGCTTCCTGCACGGCCTGCGTTTCCTTGAGTCCGTGTTTCTTCATGGATTCCAGCGGGTTGTCCAGCAGGTCCATCTTGGCGGCCTCGGCGTCCACCTTCTGCCTGAACTTTTCGGCGAGTTCCGCCGCCTTCTTGTATTTCGCGCCGTTTTCCGCATTCTTTACCGTGGACGGGAACGGCATTCCATTGATGCCGGAGTATTCCTTGCGTATTTCCGCGACTTTCTTGATTGCATCCTTGATTTCTGCCTGTCGCGCATCCCACTTTTTCTGGATTTCCGAGGCCTGTTCGTTCGTCCGCTTTTCGTGTCTTTCCGCGGAAATTGCGGCGATTCTGCGTTTCCTTTCGCGGTCGTCCCACAGCTTCCGGATTTCAGCGGCCCTCTCCGGCGTCCTTTCCGCATGGCGTTTAACGGCTGCGGTCATCAGCCGGAGCTTGCGTTCCGCCTCCTCGGCCCTCTCTTCCGCCTTTGCGGTCTCGGCCCTCGCCTGTTCCAGCTTGCTGGGCGCCTTTTCCGGTGGTTCCGGGACTTCCTTCACGTCGTACTTGCCGTCTATGCGCGGGTCCCACGGCACGCTGGTACAGCGGCACTGGAAGTCCGTCCCCGGGTCGCCGTGGTACATTCCCGCCGTCCTGCCTTTCTTCTCAAGCCCCTCCGGGGTCTCCTCGTAGTAGTGGTCCGGGTCGCCCACGGCGCAAATCAGGTCGTTCATCGCCGCGTGGGTCGGGCGCGTCCGTTCGTCCGTGGTGGCGAGCCAGCGGTAGTACCGGATTCCCGCGCTCTCGTAGGTAGCCATGGTGGCGGCGTTGTTCAGCTTCCCCGTCTCCGTCCGGGCGATGAGTTCCGCACGGTGCCTCGTCTTTGCGGGCAGGAACTGCTCCACCTCATGCTCCACCTGGTACTTGTTCTTGCCTTCGCTTTTCGCCGTGTATATGGCAGTGGCGATGTCAGCCTTTCCCTGCGTGTCCGCACTGATGCAGAGCTTCTGGAAGGTATCGACCCAGTCCTTCTTCACGCTTTCGGAGACGGCGGGCGGGTAGTATGGGACGCCTATGGTCATCTCGGAGAATTTAACGAGCGACTGCTGGGCGTTCACGATGATGGCATCGGCGATTTTCCAGACCTTCTCCATGAATCCGTCCCCGAATGGCTCGGAGGCATCCTCGTCGGAAAATCTTTCCAGCTGTTCCGCCACGCTTGCGGTCCACGAGCGCAGAAGCTCGCCCCTGAGTAGCGCCTGCAGTTCCCGTTCCTCACGCATGGGGTAGAACGCCTGCGCCGAGAGGACGGGGGGACGCCCCCTCTTTGACTTTACGCGCAAAACGTTGCCGACGAATCGCCCGAAGTCGCCTTCCATTTGCTATCCCTCCACGCTGATTTTGAAGGAATGCCCGTTCACGAATACGCCCGCGCGCACCTCGTCCGGCGTGATGACGCCAGTCTGTATGTATTTCGTCAGGTATTCCGCCTGCTTCGCCATGGCCTCGTTCATCTCGGAGTCCGTCATCTCGTACAGTGAGCCCCACTCGAACTCGCCCATGTCCCTGCCAAGGTTTCGCCGGGCGATGTCGGCCACCAGACGCTCCGCCGGGCGGTAGAGGTAGTTAGAACGCCAGTTGGACACAAGGTCGAAAAAGGCCTTCGTGTCGCCCTCGTTGGTCTGCGCCAGCCCCGTCGCCGACTGGCCGAAAAGGATGGACACCGGGATGCCGCAGCACGCCGAAACGCGGTTCACCAGCTTCTGCAACAGTTCCGGGATGCCGCCGAAGCTGTGGCTCTTGAAGTCGAAGCTGTCGCCCGCGCCGAGATAGACCGCACGCATGGAGCTCATTCCGAACTTCACCACGGACATCAGTTTCTGGAGGTCGTCAACCCCGCATCCTGGGCGGCTCATCATCTGGTTGAGTCCGTCGAACCTGAAGATGGAAAGCCCGTTCTCCTGAGCCATGGAGACCGCGCTGCCGAATGTGGCCGCCAAGTCCTTTATCGCCTGTTCCGCGGGCTTCAAAAATCCCGTTCCGAAGAAAGCCTCGCCGATACTAGATGAGGAGGCAATGACATCCGGCAGCGTCTTTCCGTGGATGACGACGACCCGTTCCGAGGATACCGGGACGGACTTCCCGTCCATGCGGCGGACGTTGAATCTTTTCGGCCTCTCGCCGTCGAAATCCGTCACGGAAAGCTCCACCGCGCCCGCCGAATAGACCCGGTAGCCCTCGACCTTTCCCCTTGCCGGAGGCGGTTCCGAAACGTGGGTGTCGTCCTCGTATTCCGTCACTATCACCGCGCCGCCAGTAAGCCGTTGCGCCTCTCCGGCCTTGCGGAGGGCCTCTATCAGCCCTTTCCTGGAACATTCCTTGAAAGCTCGCCCGTCGGCGTCGCCGATGATGGAAATGTCGTGCTTCAGGGCAGACTCCGGCACGCTTTCGACGATGCGTGCCGCTACGCCGTCCTGCACCTTCATTTTCGCCAGTTCCCGAAGGTCAGCCCCCGAATAGGCCGAAGCCCTGACGTGCTCCGCCTTGTCCATTTCGATCGTCCCCATGCCGGTCACGGCGTTGGTGTATGCCCCGTCATCCATTCTTTCTGCCATTTTTCGTTCTCCTTGTTTGCAAAGTCAAAGAATCCCCAGAACCCCACGCCCGGAACCTGCGCACAGGTAGTCCAGGGCCTGTGTCGTCGCGTCCACGCGGTCGTCGTGGGGAGCGTTGGGGAATGATGTGATTTCGGCCACGTAGTCCGCCACCCACGGGTGTTCCGTGTCCATCGGCGGGATGAAGACGTTGCCTGCCTCGAAAAGAGGGGACACCGCATATGCCCTGGCCGTCTTGCTCCCCCTCGGCGTGTAGGGGACGATTCCCGGAATCGCCGAACCGAGGGACGAGATGATGGCCGAGCCGTTGGCCTTGTCCTCGACAACCTTTCCGTAGGCTTCCGGCCACTTGAGCGTCATCGCCTTCATGGCCCGCTGCTGCGAAACGAAATCCATCTTTTCGGCAACGCAGTCCAAGAGGTAGAAGTTGCCGCCGGACTTCATCCATACCTGACCCGACACGTTGTCCGAGTTCTGGGCGTCCTTGAACGTGAAGTCCCACGACTGAACCATGGTGTCGAATACGGCGGGCAGCGTCGCCCTTGTCCAAGTCCTCAGCCATTCCCTCTTGAACACGCCTCCGCCCCTCGGCGTCGGACGCTGCTGGTAGAGCGCGCTCCATTCGTATTCGCCCACATTCGCGCGGATGCGCTTGAGCATTTCCAGGCTGTATCTTTCCGGGTGCAGCGCCTCGCCCGCCTTCCTATGCGTTTCGTCGTGTTCCGATATGGCCGGGTAGTTCACGACGGTCCACCTGTCCATTCCTTCCTGCGTCTGCGCCTCCATGAGCCTCCCGGCCAAATCGTTCTCGTGCCACCGCGTCTGCGTCACCAGCACGCCGCCTCCCGGCGAAAGGCGTGGGTAGGCCGTGGAAGCGTACCAGTCCATCACGCCCTCGCGTATGGTCGGGGAATCCGCGCTCTTCCTGTCCTTGATGGGGTCGTCGATGTTCAGGATGTCGGCTCCCATCCCGGTGATGCCGCCTCCCACCCCTGTGCTGCGGTAGCTCCCGGAATGTCCCGGAATTTCGAAAAACTCCGACGTGCGGATGGAACCGTCCCTTTTGGACTTCGTGAGCCGTATATCCGGAAAAATCTCGACATATTCAGGCGAATCCATGATCCGCTGTACGTCCTTGTTCATCCGCCTCGCCAGATTGTCGCCGTATGATGCCGCAATGATGTTGCAGTCCGGCCAGATGCCGAAGCACCACGCCGGGAATCGCCTCGACACAAGCTCGCTCTTGCCGTGCCTCGGCGGCATCGTTATAATCATCCGTGGCGATTTTCCGGCCCGCGCGTCCAGCATGAAGCGCATCAGACGTGCGCAGATCTCGCGGTGCACCCATCCGGCCTCGTATCCGGGCTTCGTCGCCAGCGTGAATGCCATCAGGTTACGCCGCGCAAGCTCCATCGTCGCCGCGTTCATTCCACTGCCTCCGAATAGACTCCCATCCTTGCCGCCTCAATCTCTATTTCCTTTTCGGTAGGTGGTTCGCTTGCCTTCACGGCATCGGCAAGGCCTAGCCCTCCCGCTTCCGCCGTGGCCTCAAGCACCTTGATTCTCGCCTGCTTCTCCGCCGCGATGTCTGTCGCCCCCGAAAGGTCGAGGATGAAACGGGCGGCCTTCAGGTCTCCTGAAATTGCCTTGGCGATAAAGACTCCTATGATGCCCTGCCGTGCAGATACCACGTCGCCCGGTTCAATGCCGATTTCTGACAGTATTTCTCCCAGTTTCCCGTCCGTGTTCACCGGGATGTCCAGCATCGAGTTCACAAGCTTCCTGAACTTTGCGCGGGCACGGCTTTCCGCCGCAGACACGGAGCCTCCCTTGCGGGCTATCTTACGCATCCACTCGCGACGCTCTGTCGTCCCCGATTCTGGAATCAGCTGTTTCTCTCCCACCATTGCAGGAACTCGCTCCATACCACTGTGATGCGCCCGCGCTTCCCGTTGCGGCGGGCAGGAAGACCTCTGGTCGCTATCCATTCATATACGGTGTCCGGGCAGAATCCGATCCTGTCCGCAAGCCCCTTTATGTTCATATACTCTTCGTCCATTTTCTCTCCGGCGTTTTACTACAATATATATTTTTAAATGGCATATTGACTGAAAATGTCAATACGGTTTGACATTTTACGTCACATCTGTTCGTCAAATAATGACATGCAGGTTCTTATGGAATTGAAAAAACTCGGGAAGATGTCGGTACGTGCAGGATGGGTGGACGGCAACGTCACCGCTGCGGAGGCCTACGCCCACCTCATGGAGAAAAAGGCAACCGGCAAGGACCAGCCGGCACTTGGACGCCCCGTATCCATCGCACTCATCGCAAGGACGCTGAACTACGGCCGCGAACCGGGGCAGACCATTTCAGGGCACAAGTACGGGCGGATTCCTGCTCGACCCTTCATGCAGCTTGCCGAAAAGAAGATGGCAGAAAATATGCCAAAAATCCTCAAAGCGTATCTTCCGGAACTGCTTTCCGGGAAGATGTCGAAGACCGCCTTTTTGGAAATGCTCGGCTCCATGATGGCCGGGGAGATCAAGGACGCCATGACCAATGGACAGTGGGCGCCACTGTCCCCGAAAACAATCAAGCGTCGCCGACACGGCGGTTCCCAGCCGCTCATAGACACGGGAACCCTGCGCGCGTCCGTCTCGTTCGAAATAGAAAAGTAGGGCGGCTATTCCGCAGCGGAAATTTCCACGGTGACCGACGGCTTCCCCTTTTCGTAGCCATTCGCTATCTCGATATTGCGTACGACGTTCCAGCCGTCGTCCGGGATTATTTTTGTATCGACCAGCAAATCCAGGACGCTGGACGCCTGGTTGTCGGAATCGCGTCGGCGCAAGTCTCCGTGGGTGAACTCGAACCGGATTTTTAGCGGCGGCTGCGGGATGCCCCCGCGGCAATTCGTCAAGGCTTCGAAAACCTTTTCATCGTGCCATTTCCGGAAAGCCGCGCTCGGGAAAGTACGCCCCGTCCGCCTGTCCACGACACGTGAATTCTTTTTGCTCGGCGTCTCGCCCGTAAGGACGATTTTAAGGCTTTCCACGGTCATTTCCTCCGTCGGAAAAGGTCGCCGAACATATCGCGCAGAACCTCGAAGAGGGAAAAGGCGAGGACTGCGATTCCGAAAGCCGTCCCCAGCGCATAAATCGAAAATTCCATCGCCTTCGAGAAAAAGTCGCTTGCGCCCATCATTTCTCCATCACCTGCATCCGCGGCTTCTTTCCCGCTTCCGGAAGCCCCACGTGGATGAAGCGTATCGGCGACGACTCCACGCCCGCCATCTCGTGGTAGATGATAAGCTGGTCTATAAGCCGTATTTCGCCGATGAGTATCTTCAGGAGCCGCCTGTTGTCGCATTCCTTGCCGCTGGCGGCCCTGATGTCCGCCGCCCTGCCTTCCAGGTGTGCTGACGTTTTCGAGCCGTTTACCGCCGCATTTACGGCCTTGGAACGGAAGCCGGAGTTTACCCGTATCGGGCCGCCGAACCTTTCCCGGATGCGGTCCAGGAACTCCGCCGTCTCGCGGATGGCGTCAACCTGTGCCCACGTCGATGGGGCGTTGCCGAATCGGGTATTCGTCGCCGTCATCTCGACAAAAGTGAAGTGTTTCGGGAAACCATTTTTTTGGTCTTGAAATTCCATTTTGTGATTTTTCCTGTTTACTTTCTGCGATTATTGTCTATCTTTTGGACAAAAGAGGAATATCTGTATGACGGAATGGGCAATAGCGAAAGCTGACGGCTATCCCGAAAAGAGACAGTCCAAGCTTGCCCGCGGCCATGAACTCTTGATAGCGAATGTCCTCGCAAATTTCGAAGCGTACCTCAGGGCGCTTGAGCTCGGGACCCATCCGGAACAGGCGAAAAGGCTCTTTCCGTTCATCCATGACGAGAAAAGCGGGCTTGTCGCCATCGATCAGCGACCGCCGAAAGGCGGGTTTCAGATCCGCCTCTACGTATTCCCGCACATCCCGACCCGGACCGTCCATGTGGTCGCGATTAGAGACAAATCCACACAGGAAAACGACATCCGCTTCTGCCACCGGTATGTCAAGGAGATTGAAAATGCCTAAGAAAGTGAAGCGTATCGACGAACTCGCCGAAGGGCTCGGGCTGGACAAAGAATCTCTTGCGGAAGTCCGCGGTAAAATTTCGGAACGTTCCCTTTCCGGATTGCTGGCCGCACTCCGTGTACACGCTGGCCTGACACAAAAGGAGCTGGCAGCTCGTATGGGGCGGACCCAGTCGGCCGTATCCAAGCTCGAAACGGCGGAAAATGATGATTTCAGGCTAGGAGATGTCCGGGAGTACGCCTCGGTCCTGGGCCTTAACGTCACTATTGACTTGTCCGCACCGAGGACGCTGGCGCAGGAGATACGGCTGCAGCAGGAACGTTTCGTTATGCTCATCGACAGGCTTAGAGAATGCGAACGGGACGACTCGTCGATTTCGGCGGCACTGGACAAATTCAAGAACGATATGTCCTCCCGGATTCTCGACCTTTTTCTCAAAATGACTCCCGCCGCTTCCGGAACTCCTGCCGAATAGCGCATTCCCCGGCTATCCGTAGGGACGTTGGCAGAACCAGAGAGAACCGCAGAGGCATCCTGCCCGATCAGATAGACCTCGCATATATCATTTGTACGTGCCATTTTTGTTAATCTGTATCAAAACAAGCGGCAGACATACTCTACCAACTGGTCCACAATCCGGAAAACGTCTTTGTATGTAAACGACGGCATTTTCACCACCCCATTTCCTTCATCATCGCCGCGTCCTGCGCCGTAGGGCGGATTGCGTTCGCCCGTTCGATGGCGGCGGCGTTCTCCATATCAAGCAATATCCCCCCACCCCCCCGCCAAATACGATTCCGCAACTTTCAGCCTGTTCACTATTTCAATCTGCTTTTCAAGCGGCGGCAGAATCACGGGAAAATTCTCCAAATCCACGGTTTTAAGGAAGGGGATGACCCCGCTTACGCGCTGCTTCAAATCCCCACGGCGACTGCAAAGATAGTGATAGAGGTATTTCGGAATCACGTATTCCGAGGCCGTAAGCACAAAGCACGGATTACACGCAAAGAACCGTTCCCGGCGATAGCCGATATCCCCTGCGTTGCCCTTGTTTATGACCAACACCCGGTCGCCCGGAAAGTTCCATTCGTCCAGATAGCCAAAAGGGTTAAGGCTGCAGCAAAATACCGGGTATTTGCCTCTATCTTTCGTTTCGCTCTTTGTAATCCTTTTGCCCCGCTCGACTTTCGCAATGTCGCCTAAACTGACATTTGCAAATCCGTAAACGTATTGCGTCATTTTAAGGCAGTCAGCGAAATTTATCATAAGCCGAAAAGCTCCATTTGCACCCGCGTAGGGTCTAACCGTTCCTTCCACTTTTTCAAAAACGCCGCCTTTTCCTCCGCGATAATCTTTTGCAGCCGGTTCAGAAAATCCACGTGGTCGAATTCCGGCTGCCTGAATCTTTCAAGCTCGCACACCATTGCGTCACCCCTGATGCTCGCCCTGATCCATTTCAATGCGGAATCCCTGCATTTAATCTGTTCCGCCACGGGGTCGATTTCCGCCTTGTCCGATTTCGACTCTATGTATTGGCATACTGAAAGATTGAATCCGTTCTTTTCGATTTCGTCTAAATTAACTTCACGTGTTTCCCCGGTTTCCTTCTTCTCGAAGACTACGGAATTAGTTTGTCGGTTTTTACGGAAAATCAAGAGCACCGTGGAAATGGAAGTGTCTTCGAAATCGCCGCCCGGAATTTCCACGACCCGTTCAATCAGGTTGTCCCGTACTATCCTCTCCCTTATCTCGCCCTCCCGTTGTCCCCGGTAGAGCACACCCGGAAAGCACATCACCACGGCAAGGCCGCCTTCTTCAAGATGGTGTAGGCAATGAAGAATAAACGCATAATCCGCTTTCGATTTTGGGGGAATCACAAAGCCATCGAAGCGTTCGTCCATTTGGGGTTCCCATGCGACGGAAAACGGCGGGTTCGCGACTATGTAGCGGAATTTCCTATCCTTGAATTTGTCGTCGGTAAGAGTGTCGCCGATTTCTATCTGCGCTTCGACAAGATTCGTCGCCGCGTAATTTCCCTGCTCCGCGTCTATCTCCTGCCCGTATTTTTTAGAGCCTTCGAAAACGGCAAGAAGTCCGCCGTCGCCGCAAGTCGGGTCGTAGATTTCCGCAACGTCCGATGGAAAGAATGAACGCATATATTCGGCAAGTTTATTGGGCGTGAAAAATACGCCGCTCTTCCGAAGATTCTCGCGGAAAGACTTCGCACTTTTCGGCATTTTTCACCACCCCCTGTACATGTTCCCGTAGAACCTTATTCCGTGCCTGTCGTTTTTCTTGCCGTAGTGGGATTTTGCGAAATGCTCCACCAGCCACTCGGCGAAGCTCGCCTTGCGCCTCGGTATTCCGGCGTCGCGCATCGTGCCGCGGAAAAGGTCGTCTGCCAAATCCTTCGACAGGCATTCCGAGCCGTAGCAGAAGTCGTGCACAAGCCCCGCCAGAGTGTAGGGCAGGTTCATTTCGTCGATGTTCGGCAGATACCAGCGAAAGATTTTGGGCACGCTCGCGCCGTCCCAGACGAGTCCACGCCGGAACTCGAAGCGGTATTCTTTGCCGCCGTTGTCCGCCCATATGGCCGTGAAGTCGTTTTCAAGCCGGAAAAGGCCGCCGCGCATCGCCGTCCACGAGAACACGTCCCACGATTTCAGCCGGAAGTTCATTTCATTCCCTCCATATCCTGTAAAGGTAAACCAGCCCCGCGATTTCGCAGACGACCGCGAAAATCCCAAGCCCGATAAAAAGCCTGTCCATCATTCCTCCTCCAGCTTGCGCTTAATCCATTCGAGGTCGGTCTGGATTCTCGCCAGCGACTCCGACAGCTTGAGCGCGTCGTAGTCGTCAACACGCTTCTTCAGTTCTTCAATCTCTTTCTTCTGCCCGCGCACGGCGTATAGCAGCCCGATGATGGCCGCCGCCAAGGCAGGGCTCGCGTTCTGGATGACGTTCAGGATTTCGGACATTACAAATTGCCACCTTCATTATAGTCGATTCCGATGGGCAGCAGGGAGACTTGAGAAACCGAAAGGACATTATTGACGATGATGTCCACCGCCCTTCCGGCCTTGAGTGTGAAATATCCTCCGGCAACTCCTTCGACGCCTGTCGTAGTGAAATGGTATTCCTTATCTGTACCGCTATTGTTTATAAACGTAATGCGCGCCCCTTTTGGGGCTTCAGCCAGAATCTCGCTCAGGTTTTTGTTTCCTGTACCGCTATTGTCTAAAAAATACGGTAGAACAGGGGCGATGCCCATGTTGTCGTTCAGATTCAAATTTTCGTAGGCGATTTTGCCCGTCTTCAACGACCCGGATGAAAAATCCCCTGATACGGATGATTTTCCTGTAATGTTGAAGCCGGATATAGCCGATACATAGATCGGTTTTGAAGAATCCTTAGCCGAAATGTCGTTCGTCTCGACTATTCCTTCAAATGTAGCGGCTTTCGCACGCCCGGCTATGTCGATGGATGAAAATTCCGCGCCAAAGCCTTTGACTTTTCCGACAGTTTGGATGTCTCCTGTCAGCCCGTCAATTTTCGCCAAGTTATCGTCCGAGTTAGGATTCGGAACCGACAATCCGCCGCCAGCATTAACGCCTCCGTTCCTTACTTTCAGCCATTGGTCGACTTCCGCCCTGTAGAATTTCGAAGTGCCGGAGAAGTTCTGCACGCAATCCGCGCTGTCCTGCCGTCCGAAGTCAATGACAGCCGCCATGAACTGCACGCGTTCCGTATTGAATTCCGATCCGTCGAGGTTCTTCGGCTCCCCGCGGATGATTCGCCCAGCACGGGTCGTGTCCGCATAGAAGCGCACCTTGCCGCCAGTGTCGTAGTGCACGTCATGGCTGTACTGGTCGAATTTCACTAGAAGGAACTCGCCAGGTATGTCGTCCTCGGAGTCAACCACGAGCGTGTGCGAAGGGTCGCTTGAGAAAAGGGCGGAAAGTTTCAGCTTCCTGTCGCGCTTGCTCCCGCTACCCTGAACGAGGTACAGGTAGTCGTCGCCGGAGATGTTCTCGGCATCCGTCATGTCCAAAAGAGTAGTTATGTTCTCTGCCATCTATGCGTCCTCCGTTTCGTCGGCTTCTTCCAGAGTCTGCAAGAGCCATTCCTTGATTTCGTTCAGTTCTTCGTTTTCCACGGTCAATCCTTCGATGATGCCTCGCGCCGTGTGGAAGTAGCCGCTGGAAATGAGCGGGAGCACGGGTGCGAAATCGATCAGCAGCGAGCTGTCGAACGGCAAAAGACGCTCGTGCAGGTCGCGGTCGATGCGCTTCGCTATGGCGTAGTTCCAGTCAAGCCCGGCGTTCTCGCGTGCGAGGCTCTGTTTCACGCAGTCCGTTGACTGCAAAAATTCTTCCCTCTTGTACATGATCATCCCCCGATGTCCGACGCGCCGAAGGAAAGCCAGGGGACGTTCTCCGCCTGAGCCTTGCCGTCCGAAGCCGTCCACCATTTGAGTCCTGCGTATGTCGTCTGCAGGTTGTTTTCCAGGTTGTAGTCGAATACGTAGTTGCTCGTCGTCCCGCTGCCGCTCTGCAGTTTCGCGGCGAACTGGAGGCCGCAGGACACCAGCTGGATGATGTAACGCCTGTTGCGGGCTATGCGTAGCGACCCGCCCGATTCCTCGTGCAGATCCACGTTGAACTCGCCGTAGGTGCTCCCGTCGATGGCGTAGGTGTCGCCGTGTTCCTGGCCTACGAACGCAGTATTGTCCGAATTGGCGACCAGCGTGTCGCTTGCGCCGAGTAGGTTCATGTTCAGGTCGAATACGCCTATCCGGAAAATCGGTCGGCCCGAAAAGCTCCCCGAAAGGGCGAATCGGCATTTCGTGAGGATTCCCTGCGCGTCGGAAACCCGCTTCATCCGGTAGGCCACAACGTTGATGCCCGATTCGTCGCCCCACGCCGGAGGTTCAGAAGTCCACCACGATCCGTAGTTGCCGGTGTTGGCGTTGATGGCCGATTCGTCGATGGTCTTGAGTTTCGGGTCGCTTTCCCCTTCCAGGTTCACGCCGAAGTAGAGCTTGCCGCCGATTTTCTGGATGGTCAGCGGGCTCGTGTCGCTTTCCGTGAGGAGCAGGTTTTCCAGATAATCGGCGAAGCCTTCCGCATCCACCTTGACCTTGCCCGATTCATGCCCGGTGCCGCCCTCTTCGAGAGCCGTCAGCCGGTTCTTGATTGCCGCGTCTTCCATCGTCCTCCCACGGTTCTCTTCGTATAGTCCGATGTGCAATTCTTCTATGTGGGACTTGATGTCTTTGAACGGCATCCTGTACGATCCGATGTCTGGCTCTGTCAGCAGAAGCTGCGCGTTCTCGCTGGCGTAAGCCATCTTTTTTTCTGCCAGTTCCGAGACCTTGATTTCCGCCATTACGTTCCCTCCGTCACTATTCGTTCTCCATTCTCTGTCAAAATGAGTTCACCTGTTTCTGCAACGAGTACCATGGACTCCACGTCGATCGCCGCCGCTAGAATCCGTTTCCCGTGTCCGTTTCCGTCGATTTCTAGTCCCGAGTATTTCGTGACCGTCGTAATTCCAATCCCGCCGTCAACGGTTTTAATCCACGCACCGGGAAGTGCCAGCACTCCAGCTGGCGCGAGTTTCTGAAGCCTTCTGCGCGGTATCTGCAATCCGTCAGGAGTGTAGACGAAAAACGTGGCGGGCATCTCGTCCATGTATTGCGGCTTCGGATCGCCTGAAATATCCGCGGCGTTGGCGATTATGTTGTCCGGGGTGCCTGCGGTGTCACTCTTCAGTAGTTCCAGCAACCGTTCCCTGAACTCGCCGTCGCTTTCTCCATGCTTCCTGACGATGTTCTTTATCTTGCCAATGATGTCCAGCCACGCGCCTTCGGCGGCGTTGATGTCGAAGGCGTCGGATGTCCGTTCTGCTGAATCCTCCGAAGGCTGCAGAGATTCTATGGCCGATTCCAGGACCGACAACAGATTGCCGGATTCCCGGTACTGCTCGATGACAAGCCCCTTGACGCTTTCAAAGAGTTTCAGCGGGTTCATCAGCCGCCCTCTCCGAGAATTACCGTTATTCCTTCCTCATCAAGCGATGCGCATAGGCTGTCCGGCACTTCTATTCTCCCGCTTGTCACGCTCTTTCCGTCGAAAGTAGCCTTGAACTGCAAGTCCAAGATGCCGGGTACGTTGTCGTAAATCGGCGAAGCGAGCCGCTGGATGATGATGTCCTTTCCCGGCGTGTACTGGTCTTTCGCCCATTCCACAAGGGCCGCCTTGATTTTGGCATCGTAATCGTCGGGAAGCGTCTCCTCCTCGTATTCCTTGACCGTCACCTCCAGCGTCATGGGGAGGCTTTCAATCCTCGTGAATTTGACCTCGTGCTCAAATCCCGCCTTGTCCGTAACCTTTCCCGACGAACTTCCGTGCGTCCTTATCCCGGCAGGTTTGCAGTGCCATATCGCGGCGGCAATTTCGTCGTCGGAACTTGTCGCCGATTGCGGGACGTAAACCGCCACCGAATGGCCAGGAATGCCTCCCATCTCTTCCGGTTCTTCGTTGGACTTCATCGAGATTCCGCCGCCCAGCTTATCGCTCAGGTAGGTGAGCATCCCGTTGAAAGTGGCCATGCCTCCAAATTCCGCTTTTCCGATACGATCACGCAGTGATGCGTCGGGCTCCCCCGGATCGCGGGCAATGCCGGCGATGGTGGCGATTCTGTCCAGGAATACCCCTTCGGCGGTCGCAACGTCCAGATTTGCGAGTGCCGCCTGCACCGTCTGCGCAGCTTCCATGGCTGCGTATGCGAACAGGTCTATGAGCATCCCGTCCGGGCTGCTGGAACTCGTATTCAGGTCATATCCGAACGTCCCCTTGAAATCCTTTTCCAATGCTTCCCGGATTTCCCGGAAGCTCTTTATAGTAATGCCGGATGCCGTGTCCAGCGTGGCCGCGTTTATCGCCATCAGAACTCCTCCGTAGCAGTGCTTCCGTCTTCAGCCGTGAGCCTTACACGACCGCCGATATTGCGCATTATTCCAGGCTTTACGTCCGCAGGCATCCTGATTTCCACGGAGTCCACCTTGCGGACGCCGCGGATTCCTTCCAGCCTGTCGCGGATGATGCTGACCGCTATGTCAAGGTGGGTCGACGGAAGACCCAGGATTTGCCCGAACCACGGGACTCCCTCTTCCGGGTCTGCGAAAGCCTCGCCCTCTTCCGTGCGCATGGCGCACAAGGCCGCCTGTCCGACGCTTTGTGCCAGCGTCGTAGTGCGGACTATCCGCCCGCCATCCGCATGGATGTCCTTCGATTCGTCCAGGTGCAGGTCGTTCATCCGGGAAAAAATAGACTCCTTTTGATGCTCGTGGCGAAAACCCCGAAAGATTCCGAAAAACACCAAAAAACGGAACGGAATGACAGACTTTGTCATCTGTTTTTGTTTATCTTGAAATGGTTCGGAGGTTCAAATGAAAAGGTATCGCGGAATAGAGTTCCTGTTCGATTCGGTTTTAAGCGGCTTCAACTGCCTCATCATCCTTGTAATCCTCTTGTTCGTCGTGGTGATTGCCATCGGCTTCTTCAGCCACTACGGGCTGTTCGCCATCCCGATGCTCGGGGTGATTTTCGCATGGCTCTATGCTTGCGGGTATTTCAGGAAGCCGAAGAAGCCCGAAGAAAAGGGGAAGGCGTTCAAGGATGGGACGCCAGAAGAAATCGCCGAGCGTGAGGAACGGGCCAAAATGCCGCTGAACCGCTAGATGGATGGCGTGGGGTATGGAGACACCGGCCCGGTTGGCGTGCCAATCGTTTCGGCTGTTGCATGGACATGAGTAGAAATGGCCAAAGGCCTGTTCTTTGCGTTTACCGTGACCTCGCCGCCTGCGGAAATGCAGCCGCCGGATTCCATGTCGCCCATGGCCTCTATGTTGCCTGAAACTTTCAAGTCGCCTTCAATATCCAGCGTCCCGGCCTTGATCGCAATGTCGGATGCCGTCTCGATTTCCACCTTGCCGTCCTTTTTTACGGTAACCGTTATTTTCGGCTTTTTGTCCCCGTGACTTTCCATTCGCACGGGAATCGCCAAAAGGCTGTTCAAGTCGTTTCCCGCAAAGCTCCTGGGCGTGCATGGCAAACCATGGACCCAGTCGCCAGCCTTCCATTCCGAAAGGTCGCGGGAAGATGCCACCAAAAGTACCGGGTCGCCTTCCTGAAGTTCGAATTTGACGATGGCCGATGCCGTCCCCGGAAAAAGGACAGGAACGTTGTTGATGGTTCGCAGTTGTCCGTCCTTCTGCGTCGGCTCCAGCTGCATGTTGGAAAGGCAGTTCCTGATTGAAGGACGCACGTCCACCGTGCCGCCCTCGTTCACCTTCGCCACATTGCCAGGCATTGCGGTCTCGAAAGTCTCCATTTCGGAATCGAAGACCCCGGACGCTATTTTCACTACGTCAAGCACCTGCGCCCCCTTTGTCTTTTTTCAACTGTTCCACCTCGCAGGCTTCGCAGCTTACCGAAAATTCCCCACCGAAGTTGGATCCGGAATACTCGGCCCGTGTGACAACGAAGCGCCCATGGACGGCCAGTACGGAATCGTATGCGCCGCCCGTCCTGCTGTCCACCTCGCAGAACACGTTGGGGGCTATCCGTGGCGTAAGGAGAGCACGGAACTCGATTTCGCGCGGACGGTCTATCCGTTCCACTTTGGAATTTTTCGGAGCATTCGTTCCCGATTCCTTGTGGTATTCCTCGGCGCTCTGCTCCTCCTTTTCGGAAAGGAGGTAGTATTCCGGGTCGTCCCCGAAATTCACCCTGTTAAGGGTCTCGTCCCTCTTCTCGGTAGCCGACAGGAGGCCGGAGGAATAGTCCAGAATCGTCTCCTCCAACTGGACGGAATTGGCGAAATCCATCACTATCATTTCGTTGTTGTCGATGTAGATTTTCTTCCTGAAATATGGGGACAGCACGTATTCGGCGAAATGCTTCGCCACCGCCCGGAACGAGCCGCTCTCGTTGAAATTCCACGGGATTCCCTCGCCCAGGAAGTCGGAGAACCCGGCCCGAAGCGCTATTCCCGCATAGGAGCACAGCGTGTCCAGGCATTCACGGACGGAAGTGCCCTTCTCGAAAGCCACAGCCACGTGGAGCCTGGAAAGCTGGTAGAAGGCTCCCCTTGCGCTCACGCACGTGAGGGTAGTCCTGTATCCCGCCCCGTCCCGCTCTGTCTTCACCATCGCAATCTGGCCGACGAATATTTTTCCCACGTCGTCGCCGCTTCCGGCTTCGAGAATGACGGAATTCCCATCCCCCATGAGCCATCCGATGGTGTCCGGGCTGGCGTTGTAGATATCTATGGTCGCGCAGTTGTCGTAGAACTCCACGGAACGGGTCACGTCGAACGAAATATCCAGTCCGGACAGGTCGCGGCCTTCCGTGTCCGTGTCGTTGCCGCAGAAAAAACGCCCGGCCTTGAGCCTTACCGTCCTCCCCTGAATCATATCACCCCGTACGAATGCAGCATTTTAGCGTCTTCGCCATCCACATAGTAAAGGCCCCATTCCGTCCCGAGGTTCGAATATCCCGGCTGTTCCGTTCCGGATGCCGCATTGCGCAGGAGAACAAGGTCGCCTTCCGGCAACACCCTGTTCGACGATTTCAAAAGGGGCGATTCAGGGATTATGCGTATTCCGAAGTTCTTTCCCAAAGAACTCTCGAAATCGGCGAACCAGTGGCCGTCACGTTCGTTCCAGAGAAGCCGTATCGCAAGCCCCGTCCCGCCGACGTTCACGGTCTCGGCGATATGGTTCCCGCCACCTGTAGATATGGGGATCTGCAGCATCACAAGCCTCCCGCCGTCTCCGGCCTTGTCGATTTTCCGAGTTTCTGTCCTATTTCCTCGGCGGACACGCCGGTAGCAGGAACCCTGCCCTTGTTCTTCTTTTTCTTCATGGCCCGTTTTTCGGGCTTGTCCTGCGTTTTCGGCTCCGGCGGATTCCATGTCGCCTCTATCCGAAGGACCTTTGCGCTTGCCGTCCTGATTTCCCGAAGCGAAACGCTGAAACGCACGGCTTCGCCGTCTCGCCCGGAACGATCGCTCGATAGCGACTCTATGGCCATCTCGCCGTAGGTTTCCATGGCTGTCACGAGACGGACCGTACGCTTTTCCTGTGCCAATTCCTTTAGCCTGTTCCAGCGGTCCAGCGCGGTATTCATTACTGGCGTCCGACCATCTATCTCTATCTTGTCAGGCTGCCCTTCAATCCGGTTCCAGTTGGAATCGACGTACGCACCCTCGGTCCCTACCGGATGGTTCGTGAAAATCCCGGAAACGGTGACCCGCCGCAGTCGCTCGTTGATGCAGTCGCTTATGGGCGTACCTGTCTCCACCCGGTGCTCGGATATGTCGAACTGCAGCGAATGTGACTCGCTCACAAGCAGGTCGAAGGGAAGCGATTCGTCCGGGAATCCCATGGGCTGTCCGTCCGAAAAAAGTGAGGCCGGTATCGAGCGCGGCTTAGGCTTTTCCCGGAATTCCGATGCAATCTTCTCTATCCACCCGATCATAGTGCGACCACCTTCATGCTCTCAAGGTTTGTCCTTACCGTAAGGTGGGACGTGAGTATTGTGTCTATATGCTCGCGGATGATGGATGACAAATCCTTCAAATCCGTATTTATGTTGTTTGTAACCGTGGAACTGGTATTCCCGCAATTGACATAGTTTGTGACGCTCCCCTTCGATGACCGGGAAGCTTCCTTCACGGCTGGAAGCTCCATTCCCAATTCCTTGCGGATGGATTCGGAGAGCCCGTAGCCATTCACGCCGCCGGTGTACCCGCCCTTTTCGATTTTTTTGCCAGCCTCCCTGTATCTCGCATACGCCTCGTCCACCATGCGGGTGGCGTATGCGTTCTTTCCGTATTGGTCGCCAGCCTTTTCCTTCGCCTCCTTCCATTCCCGCCTTCTTGCGGTGAGTGCCGCATAGTCGGCGTCGGCTTCGACATTCCCCTGTTTCCGATCGGCTTCGATGCTTTTTTGCCTGAAAAACTGCCACAGGGCGTCCAATATGCGGATAAAGTCCTCCACGCCCTTTGCAACGAGTGCCGTTTTCAGGGACGCTCCGGCGGCCGTGTTACCCAGTGCGTTTATCTTGTTGGCAAGCCCGTGGACGCCGCTTGTCGCCGCGGCTATCGAAACTTTAAGCGACGTGAAGGCCGCCGTCAATTTTGAAAAAGCCAAGGAGGCGATCACTGCGCCAAGGGACATTATCGCCTGCTTCATGATTTTCGCATGGCTCGTGAACGACTGGAATGCCGCATTTGCGATTCCAACGACGAACGTCGCCTTTTTGCCGATTTCCGTCAGGACATTGATGACGCTTTCCCAGTCGAACTCCACCCACGTCTGAAGCATCCGCTTGATGGCGTCCATGTTGGCCTCAATGGCCGAAGCCATCGCCTGGCCGAAGTTGTCCTTGATTGTCGAGAGCATGCCGGAAAGGGTCTTCGCCCCCCGTTCCGCTCCCTTGTAGAACTTTCCGCCCTCGCTTGTGGCCGAATCCATGGCGGCGGCCACCATTTCGAAGGAAATAGCCCCCCTGCTCATGTCGTCGCGCAAGTCGGCCATGGAACGCCCAGTCTGTTCGGAAATCACCGAAAGCGGGTTGAATCCCGCGTTGATGAACTGCATCAGGTCCTGACCGGTGAGCCTTCCCTGGCTCCGAACTTGTCCGAGGACTAGCCCAAGCCCCTGCATGGACTGTGAAGAGCCCATGGAGATGTCGCCAAGCTGTCGGATGTACTTTTCTGTCTCCTCCACTCCAGCGCCATACTGGACAAGCATTTTTGCCGTCCCGGCAAGGTCCGCCTGCGCGTAAGGGGTAGCCGCTGCGTATTCGCGGATTCTTTCCGCAAAAGCGGATCCGGCACGGTCGTCGCCCAGAAGCGTCCCGAGGTCGGTGGAAAGCTTCTCGTTTCCCTGAATCGTCGAGAAGCCGGTGGAGAACATATTCATGAAAGGTGCGGTCACGGCCCCCACGAGCTGCGTAAGCCCAGGAATGGCCATCAGGAGGCTCTGCGTCCGTGAACTTCCAGCACTCCCTGCCGCATAAGCGGCAGTAGTGGACGCTTGAAGTCTAGCCCTTGTTCCTCCAAACGGAGCCGACAGCCGCTCGAAATTGGAAGCCGTCGCCTGCACCGTCCGGGAGAGGTTGCGGAACGCCCTTGAAAGTTCGTCCAGATGGAGTCCTGAAATTGGACCGCCTGATGCCGCCAAATGTGATGATGCCGCTTTCGAAGCGGAAATGCCGAGGGAGTTCCTTCTCTCGAAATCCTGAAGCTGTTTCGTCGCCGCAGTGAAGTCGAGGTTCACCCTCATGGTGAAAGAATTGTCAGCCATCGCCTTGTCTCCTGTTCTGGTCTCGGTAGAACTGCGCCCATGCCGACTTGAAGTCCGCCTTCATCCGCTGGTATTCCGAATAGGCGCACAGGCGGTCAAAAGTCCAGTTCCTGTCGATGTCTTCGAGAGTCGCCCCACGCTCCACAGCTGCCCAGATTGGCGCGTAATCGCTGGCGGGGCCTGTCAGAGTACCTATTTCGCCCATCCTTGCGGAATCGGCGTCGTCCTCGGCAGTGAACGCCTGTACGGTCGCGTTTCCCCAGTTCAGGTTCCAGCCGTCCCTGGTTCCGTCCGGGGTTGTGCGAAAGGGGAGAAGCGGTTGAGTTCCCAGACCTTGAAGAGGAGGTTGTACAGGTCGGCATAGCGGCCGGCGAAATGCTCCGCCACCGCGTCCGACGTGGAAAGCGACACGTTCTTTTTTCCTGGCGTCGTCACCGTCACCCTGGAGAGTGTCGATTCTACGATGTCGCGGTATTCGGAAGGCGAATACTCGGATAAGGCCGAACCCAGGGCGACAAAGATTCTGTTCGGGAAATCGGCGGAATCCGCACCCGCGTTCCCTACGATTCTCCCCATCAGGGCGGTGACCTTGCGGTCAAGGTCAAGTGCGGCGAAACCCGTATGGGGGAGAAGCTGGTAGCTCTCGCCGCCCAGTTCGAAATTCAACGGTTCCAGCATTTATGCCCCCTCGAAGGCGATTTCCGCCTTCACGTCCAGCGTAATCGTCCGTGCGGTCCCCGCGCGTCCCTTGGTTGCCGTGCCCATGTTCTTAATCCAGCCCTTGCCCATCAGCACGTACGCGCCGTTCAGGTCGGTGATGGCGAACGGGTACGGGCCAGCACCGGTATTCTCGTCAGCGACCCGCAAAGCCTCGATGGCGTTTATCTGCGGACTGGTCTGCATCATCGGCAGCGTCACGGTGTAGAGCTTGCGCACCATGCGGTAGCGTTCCACGGAGCCGTTGCTCCCTTCCGTCACTTCGAAGTCGTCGCCCTGCTTCTCGATGGTCACGTCCCCGTTGAAGTCGGTAATGGCTATCCCGTTAATCGAGATGTTTACTTTTGTGTGGTCGTATGTCGCGAAATGGCTCATTGCTCATCCTCCTTAAAGCGTTACGGTGATGGTTACACGATCCGCGGTGTGGATCGAGTTCATGCGGGAGTATTCCCCGGAAATGAGGGGCAGGTTGCGCTTGCGCACGTCATCCGCATAGTTCTCCTTGAGGTAGTCGTAGTTCCTGAAGTCCACGGAGAACCCGTCCATGATGTACTGGTGGTCCGTATCTGCCGCCGTGGAAAGGACGTTCGAGACGCTGGCCGCAACGCTTGCGATTCCCGCATCGTCGTAGTTCACGCCGTGCCCGTCGTTGGCCTCGCCGAGGAGTGCGAAAATCCGGCTCTGGACGTTGAAGCGGATCCAGTCGTCCTTGACCACCTGGTCGATGAAGTGCGAAGCGTCGCAGGTGGTTCCCATGAAGAGGCGTGCTTCCCCTGAAACGGTCAGGTAGATGTTCAGTCCGGCTCCGACAAGTTCCGCATATTCGCTGTTGCCGTAGGAGTCGGCTGTCACGCTCTTGCATTTCTTGTGTGCGAAAGTGCCGCGCGCGGAATCCGCGGCGCACCGGTTCGCCACGATGGCCACGTTGAGGTATTCGCCGGATGCGGGCTTCTTTTCGTCGCCTGCGGAAAACCCGGAATCATGCAGATAGACGGCGATGCGGTTCGCGCCGTATTCGGAAAGCCCTTCCATGACGGACTTCTCGGTGGCGTGGCCTTCAGTTGCGGGAATCTGCAAATGCAGCACTTTTTTTGCATCGGCAAGTTCGTCCTGGAACGCCTTGAGATTGTCCAATGTCGGGGAATCCGCATCGGCGCAAATGTGATAGAATGCGATTTTCTCGGATGCGGCCTTGACCGCTTCGAGTGCGCCAGCAAAATCGGGGGCGGGGATGCAGACAACCTTGGAAGGCTGAGAATCCTGCGCGAAGAACTTCACGCCCATGGCATAAAGCTCCGAATCGGTGCCATACGCATCGCCGATGTCGCCGGATGACGCGAACTCCCCTGCAACGGCTGAATCCTTGCCGGAACCCGCCTTACCCACCAATGCCATGGTGTTCACGTCGGTGGTCGTGACGCCGCTGATGGCATCCTGGATTGAAATATTGACGATTTGGTCTATAATCTGAGCCATTCCTGTTTTCTCCTTTTGTTCAAATTGCCTTCAGTTCAAGAGGTTCGACGCTCTCGATTTTCGGGACGTTCTCGTTTTTCAGGTCCTCGAAATTCGCGCGCAAAGTAAATCTCCATTGACGGACAAAAAATTCACCGTCGAACGTGTCCACGGAAATGATGTCCGTAAAGTCCCACACGGTAAATCCCGCAGGCCATGCTACCGATTCGAGGAACTCGCGGCACTGCATCTCGTTCCGGACACGTCGAATGTTGTCCCCGTCGCCTTCGACCTCGGTAAACGCGACGGTCGCCACCTGCTCGAATCCCGAAGCCACGCCTTCGCCGGGGGCTGGCCGCATTTCGGAGCCGTGCTGTTCCACGGATTCCACCGATACGGCGATGTAGTTCTCCTTGGGTGCGGGGGCGTTCGATGGCGACTGGATGAACGGGCAGCCTGAAAATTCCTCGCGCCCGTTGAAATAACGGCAAATCGCCGAAACGATTTCTCGGACGTTCATTTCAAGCCCTCCGGCATTTCCGTGTCGGATACAAGGCATGCGACGTACTTCCAGTGATTGATTAAATCGTTTGTATTGGGCAGCTCGTCCACTATTTCGTAGAGCGCGCCGGCCTTGCGTACATAGCCACGGGAGTCGCCGTCCCTGTTCCGGAAAGCAAGCCTTTCGGTGCTGTAAATTTTTACAGTCCCCGTGTTCCGCGAAGCGGCCTTGGCAGGTATCGTCTCGTTGCCCGTGATGGGCTGGATTGTCCCCCGGACGGTTCTGACCGAAAGTTCGCCAGGAACGTAGGAACCGTCCAGGGCGTAGCCGGGGGATTCCTCCGTGATGGCCTCGAATTTTCTGTCAAAAAGTGTCGCCATCAGATAACCTTCATTGCACCGCAGCAAAACTTCCCGAAGCCCACGCCGCCGGTGATGCCCGGCCTTCTCGAATACTGTTCCAGCAGCGACAAAAATTCCTGCCCGTAGGACGTGGCTGCCAAATCCCCGCCGCCGTTCCCGGCATTCCCGTAGGAAACGGAAAGGTCGCCCTCCCGCTTGGACGTGACCTGCCCAGCCTGGCCGTCGCTTCCGCGTGCTTCCATTGCGGCCTTGTGGGAGACGACCAGCGAAAGGGCGTAAACGTAAGCCTTGCCGAAATAGCATCTACCGACCCGGAACATGGCCGCCTTCACCCACGCTTCAAGGCGCGGGCTTGCCGCGAACTCCTCTGGAAGGTAGCCCTTCAGTTCTTCCATTTCCGTTTCGGTAAGTCCCATGGCTATTCCTTCGCCTTTCCGGCCTTTGCCACTTCTGCGTCAAAATCGTCAAGTACCTTCTTTCTGGCATCAGCGGCGGCCTTCACGCTGCCGTGCTTCGACTTTTCGGAAAGCTTGTCCACGACCTTCTGCGTGTTTGCGCTGTTGATGGCCGCAACGATGTCCTTTTCGGTAGCCTTTTCCACGACTTCCAATGCGCCCGATTTCTTCATGTCTGCAAGCAAGGGGTATTTCGAGGCGTCGAAATCGTCCACGACGTTGGAACCGGGAAGAAGCACCGTCTTACCGTAAACAACCGCGTGTCTTGTTTTGTTTGTAACAATCATTTTCGTTCTCCGGTTTTTAATGTATGTCAAAAATTTTCAGTCAAAAATCCGGAACCCATGGGGGTTTCCCCCCCAAGGGAGTACCGGATTAAGAAAGAAACTACACGCCGTCGGCGTAAACGATGGCCTTCGGGTTCTTGATGACCGTGCCGCCGATTCGTGCGTAGCAAGGCACCTTGAAGTGCAGCGCACATTCCTGCGGAGCCTTCTGGCGGAAGGGGATTGGCAGGACGTAGGAAACAACGTTCGCAGCCTTCTTGTAAAGGACGGCGCGGTCCTTGGAGTCCTCGCCGATGCCGTCGAGCTTGCGGGATTCCTGCCAGTCCGTGATTCCCTGTTCGCGGAAGACCGTCTTCAGGTGGTTCAGGATGGTGGTGGAATCGGTGGTGCTCACGCTGGCGGTCGCGATATGGCTGAACGCCCCGTGCGGCAGGATGATGGTGTCGAGGACGACGGTACCGCCGTTAATGGCGTATGCGCCGTCGATCATCGCCTGGACGCTCGCCACGATTTCGTCCTTGGTCTTGGACTTGAAATCGGTGGTGCCCTTTGCACCCGCCGCGATGGCGACCGGGGTCACGTTGGAGTTGTTGAAAAGCCCCTCGATGCCCACGGACTTGTCGCCGACAAGAAGCACCTCGTCCACCTTCTCGTCGATCTTGCGGCGAGCGGTCTCGGCATCGTCGCGGGAGAGGTCGATGCCGGCGGTGAGCCACTGCATCACCTCGGCTTCGGAATAGCCGTAGCTGTCCGCAATTTGACGGATGGTGACCGTCCTGAGTTCCATTGCGCGGGAAACGGGCGGCAGGTCCTCTGCGTAGTCGCTGATGAACTTGGCGATGCCCATTTCGGAGAGGACCTTGTACGTATAGGAATCCGCCCATTCGCCGACGCCGCTCTGGCGTGGGATGAAGGCGGTGGCCTTGAGGGCTTCGCGTTCGAGGCCGTAGGTCTCGGTGGCTATCTGGTTGAAAAGCCGACGGATGTCGTTGAGCTGCGAGTCTGTAAATTTCATTGATTCCTCCTTATGCGATTTCCAGTTCGGCGAGTTCGCCGTCCTGCGCGTTGGACTTGAAGTATCCCCCGGTGATGGCGGTTCCGGCGGTGGCCGTAGGAAGTCCGCTGCCGTCGTCCACGTATGCAGGCTGTCCGGCCAGCACTTCGCCCTTGACCTTCACCCAGACGCGGCCCTTCTTGACCACGTTCACGGCGTCGCCCTCGTCGTAGCCGTCGCAGACGGTGGTGCGCTGGGCGATTCCAAGAAGGATGCCGTCGCTTTCGGGCTTTGCCGCATAGACCTTGCCGGGCTCGCCATTCTTGCCCCAGAGCGCGAAGCCGCCCTCGGAGTCCTTGGAATCCTGGAGGATTCCCGTTTCGATGGAATGGAGCACGAACGGGAAGAGAAGTCCCGGAGCCCCCACTTGGTTTCCTGAATAAGCCATTGCCTATCCCTCCTTTTTAGTTCCGTTGAGTCTGCCGCACATGTCAGCGTATGCCTTTTCCGGGTCTGCGGAATCGCAGACGTTGAAGCCGGATTCGAGACCGTTGCCCTGTTTCCGTTTTACGGCGGAATCGCCGAGCGAAATCACGGCGGAATCGAAAGCCGAGGCCACGTATTCGGCGCTCTTGCCTTCCACGTCCATGCGGTCGCCGAACGCCTTCCTGATCACAGCCTTGCGGATGTCGTCGTCGGAATCCTTTGCGGACACATCGCATCCGCAGGACTTGGCCTTTTCCACCAGTTCGAGCTTGGCGGAAACGGCCTTTGCGACGGCCTCGTCGTCCATGCGTTCGGCCTTCAGCTTTTCCACTTCTGCGGTCGCGGCGTCGCGGGCGGCCACCGCCTTGTCCATCTCGGACTTGAAACCGGCTTCCCTGTCCGAAGCGTCCTTCAAGGCCTTTTCAAGCTTCTGGACGCGTTCCACGACCGCCTCGTCGGCCTGGCACTGTACGCCGTCGATAATCATCGTCTTCATGTTTTCTCCCTCCGGGTTCCCCCGGTCGCTTGTATTGTTGAAAAAATCCGCATCGGCATTGTCGCCGATCCTGAACTTCACCCCGTCCCCTGCCCGCCCCGCCTTCACCAGCGCGATGTGATTGTAGCGGATGCACGACATGACCTCGTCGTATTCGCTGCCCTGCCAGTTGCCGCCTTCGCGCGAGATGTCCGCCGAATATCCGCAGGAAACGGCCTCCACGTCGCCGCACTCGATGGCGTCTATCGCCTTCCTGTCGGTCACGGTAATGGTCACGTAGGCGTTAAGGCCGTCCCATTCCGCGTCCGTCCCAGAAAATCCCACGGACAGGTTCCGCGCGTTGTCGGGCGTCACGTCGTCGGACGGATGCAGCAGCGTCACGGGCTTTCCGTTCAGCGTACCGAAGCTTGCCGCGTCGCCCACCTCTTTCACCGGGCGAAGACGGCGCAAGGTGCCGCCATCCCCGCGATAGGAGAAGACGCCCGCCCCGGTGACGCGGATGCGACCGGTAAGGTATCCCTCCGGAGTCCGCCGGAAAAGCGACGGCTCGAAGTCGGTGAAGTCCCTCAAGTTCTTTTTCATCAACTGAAAATTAGACCCTGAACGGGCAAGGATGGGCAAAACCCCGAAAGATTCCGAAAGATTCCTAAAAACACCGAAAAAGGCAAAAAACGCCGCTGCAAGCGTCGCTGCTCGTGGAATCGGACGATGCTTTTTTCATAAAAAGCCCGCCAATCGGGCGGGCTCATGAAATCCGTGATACAGCCTCCCCTACTTCGCCGCTTCGGCGAGGACGGTGTTCACGTAGGTCTGGTATCGCATCCCGGCGCGGGCGGCGTTCCTTTTCAGCCCCGCTATGACGCCTTCGGGGATTCGGAAAGTGGCCATCTTCCGCGAGTTGGCGGCGTTCCTCTTCTTGGCGGCCTCGATGGCCTTCTGGATGGCTCCCGGACCGGAGAACAGGTTTCCTTCGGCAAGAGCCTTTTCGTATCCTGCCAGCATCTCCTCTTCGGACTGGTCTTCGAACTTTGCGGCAAGGATGGCCTCCTCGTCCTTTGTCATTTCACATATTTTAGCCATTTTTTACCCTTCAAAGAAAAAGCGGTGACGACAGTGTTTGTGACGAACGAATAGACGACCTTGCAAGGTTTTCCGTTCAGGACGGCATAAAGCTCGACGCACGAGTCGTCTATGTCAGACGTCTGAACCTTGAAAGGCGTGATTTCCTCGTTGAACAGCTTGCGGACTTCCTCCTCGGTAATTCCGCACGGAGTCATGTGTTCGATTGCGTGGTCGCCTATCCTTACGTTCATGTCCACAATATACAAAAGTATTTACTATTTGTCAATACTTATAACAAAGAAATTTTATAATCCCCTCTTTCTCTTTTCCCCCCCGTACCCAACAGAAAAAGCCCGCCAATCCGACGGGCCAGTGAATCCGTGAATGCGCCCTACACCGGCACCTTGAACGAGATGCCGCCGGTGACGTACCTATGGATGATGCTGTTGATGAGCGTCTGGTATGGCATCCCGGCGGCCTTCGCCATTTCCCGGATTCCCCGTAGGTCGTCCCCCTGCATCCTGATGGAAATCACCTTGGCGGCTGGCGAAAGGACATTCTTGGCTTCCTCGTCGGACAGAATCCTGTAATCGCCGTCGTCCACCGCCTTCATGATTTCGGCCTCTTCCGCATCGATTGGTTTGTCTATGGTCTTCAGCATATCGCCTCCGTTTTATTTGTTGAAAAGTCTGGCCTTGAAGGCCGTTTTCAAGCACGACAACCCAGCAGTCCCCGCCAATCGGGCGGACTCCTGAATTCAGAACTGCTCGTTGAACGTAATCGTACCGGCAAGGTATCGGTGCACCAGCGTGTTGATGAGCGTCTGGTAGTTCAGCCCCATCCTGGCGGCCTTCGCCTTCATGCCGTCGATGTCCCTGGTCTTCATGCGGATTGTTATGTTTTTTGCCGCGGACGCAATAATTTCCGACCGGATTTTTTCCTCCTCTTCTTTAGGAACCGGCCTCGCTTCCCCCCTTTCGATGGCTTCCATAATCCAGCGTTCCTCGTCGTCCATCGGATCAAATTGGGATTTCAAGTTCGCCATTTTCGTACCTCCTTTGGTAGATTCTGTTCTTGAAAGCCGTTTTCAGAAAAAAGGTTCCGTCGGCTTCGACCACATACGGGGCGCAGCACGCGTATCCGTCCATCAGGACGACAAACATCCTCTGCCCCGGATGCCCGGCCTGGTTCGGCACTTCTTGAAGTGTAAACCGTCCTTCGAGAACCTCGTTTCGCACCGATTCCATTTCTACGCCGTGCACTTCCAGAACCTTGGCCGCCTTTTCATTGTCAAACCGAACTTTCATATTGACGATATACATATAAAATCAAAATTTGTCAATACGTTTTTTTTATCTTTCAAAAAACAAGACCCCTGTGTGTAAACACCCCTCGGCTCGGCTCTTTTTGATCCGGCAAAAGAAAGAACCAAAGAAAAGAGTAGAGTAGAGGGTTTTATATACAGAATTCTTCTTAATGGAGAGAGTGGTTATTATTGGATGCGTGAATGAATGTATGAATGTATGAGTGTATGTACAACGGATTCCGTCAAATTCCGTTGGATTCCGTTTGATTCCATTGGAATAAAAGTTTAGCCATTCCTCTTTTAACGATTTCTTCGCAATCGCTATCCGTCATTTTAGAGGTATTTTGAAGCGTTAAAATGTCTTTTTTTATTGTTTCAGCGGCCTCTTCGTCAAAGATTTCCTCAATTTTCGCTCCCATTTTTAGCAATTGCAGGCACACTGTATATTTCGGCGTATTTTTTCCCTTGCACCAGTTAGACACAGCCGAACCATCGACGTTAAGTTTGGCTGCTAGTTCCGTGCCTGTTTGGTGAGTTCTTTCTAAAAATGCTTGGATATTCATTGCAAACCTCTTTGCAAAAATACAAAGAAATGAGAAAATCTCGAAAAATTTTTGAAAATCTTTATTAAAACTCTTGACAATTTGAGAAAATCTTGATATATTCAGAGTATGAATCAAGAAAAAATGAGAAAATCTCAACGACAACAGATAGCGGTTACTTACGCCGCCGCGGAAGCTCTGGAAAGAGCCAAGGCGGAATCTGAAAAAAAAGGGGTGCCTATGACAAAGGGCGCACTTGCCAGTAATGCGATTTTGGAAAAGTTCGGAAAATGAAATCGCTGTCCACAGTTCAGTTGCCAGTGGCTCGTTTTTTAGGTGAGGTCCTTTCGCGAAATGACAAAGAGCTGGTCATTTGGGTAAAGGCATTTGCTGAGGCTCTCGCCTATTACAACCCCGCAATGAATGATTTTGCGGCAGAGCTTATCGCTGACGTGGAAAATTTTCGAGCAAAAGACGCGGAAAGAAAGAGACCCCGCAAGACTCAATCCACAACCGCAACGCAGGAGTCGTCGAAGAATTTCCCGGACACACCGGGAGGCTCGGCAAGCCCGGCGGGGTGCGCATCTGGTAATCGCATCCCGCCACAGGAATCCACAACCGCCGCGGGTGAATCCGCCGAGAAACTC